ATTGGTTGTCAATTAATCCTTGACCTGGTGAGTTGATATGATATTGTTCAACACCATCAGCCCAAGCTGCTGCTTGAGTTGCATAACCTTTAATTGGTTGTGTTGATGTATATATTCTTGTTTGGTCTATAACAGGTGAACCACTATATGTTACTGAGTTACCTGAATAATTGTAACCATTGTGTACAATAGGATACATAAACGGTAATGGTTTTTCACCATCTATTGCAAAGTTTGTATCGTTAAACGCGTTGGTTACATTTGTTAAATTAAAAACGTGATTAAAGAAATATTCAGAATCGTTGAAGTTTAAATCTTTCAATAAGTTATTACCAATTGCACCGAATAAATCAGCAACAGTTGAGAATAGTGTAACGTCATATTCTACTGCAGAATTTTTAACACTTACCTTATTTAATTTTAAATATCCTTTGAATAATGGTTCATCACCTAACAATACGTCAGCTTGTACCCTTAGGGTTGCGTTGAAGTATAATGATTGTGTATCCACATTAAAGAAGTTTTCAAAAAATCTATTGTTCTTCTTAGAACCTGGTAGTGATAATCCAATTGAAAAATCAGAGTTCTTTTTAGCAATATCTTGTAATTCAGCAAAGGACTTATTCAACTTAATTGGAATGTCAGATGTTAAATCTAAAAATTCAAATTGAGTTGTTCCTGAAATTGAATCAGGTATATTTGTTAATACTCGTAATACTGTTTGTTGTTGACTCATATGTTAAAATCCTCCATTTGCGAAGAAGGTATCGGCGGTCTTCAATGTTATTCTATATTTGTTTAATTTTCTATGTTTCTTTGTGATAGTTTCTACCTCAGTTGATAATACTTGAACAGGTAATAAATCCTTATATATCTTATCTTGTCTATCTATTGGTGATACATAATCAGGTTTCATTAAGTACACTTGTGGTGATAAGAATAAATCTTGTAACCATTGTCCTTGTGCTACTGATAAGTAATCAGACTCCAATACAATTTCTTGGTCTACGTCTGCGGTAAATGTCTTAACTGACCTACCAAAATCTAAGTCTGGTCCCGCCAAATCTGTTGAGTAATACCTACTGTCATATTGTTGGGATTTAATCTTTTTGGTGTCATTTCTGTAAGAAGTAAATGTGTAGTAATCATAACCACCTCTTGAGTTTAAGAAAACAAGACGGGTATTTGTAGGACCACAGTTATCAGTCAAATAGAAATAGAACGTTTCACTTACAGGTCCAATAGGTCCTGTTGCAGTCCTTCCTGTACTGTTTGTAGGGAACGAATAATATAATTGAACTGTATAGTAAGCCACGTCATCAAACGTCTGTCCTGTCAAGAATATGTTACTAATATCTGCAGGTCCACAAGGTAGTGCAAATGGTTGTAATGTATCTGTATATCCTGTTGGTGATTGATATGTTGTACCACTAACATTCAATTGTTGTGCCCAATATCCATTGATAGGTAATTGAGTATTGTTCTCATCATATAATTTAAAAACTGCGTAGTCTGCTTCTATCACTTGTCTATCTCCTGATTGTCCGTTTAAGTAATATAATACATAATTTTCTTCAGGTTGTATATATTGGATACGTGGTGACTCAGTTAAAAATCTTGCTGTTTCTGATTGTTCAGGAACGGTTGGATAATCCATTAAGAATGGTGACATTGGATTTAAACGTCTGTATATATCCAAGGTATTAATTGTTACACCTGTTCCAATTACAGTACCAACTTCTTGGTCAAAGTTTGGAAGGATATATTTATTTTCAGCCATTTGGAATTGACCACCAACGTAATCAAAATAAGGTCCTGTGTTTGTAAATCCTGAAGCCACAAATGACGTATCAAATATACAATATGGTACATCAGTATAATGGTTATAATCGTTTGATGGTGTATTACCACTATATTCGGTTACCGTTCCTCCTGTTGAGTTTGTATAACGATATCCGTATTTGTAATTAGCTGTAACAATATTTGGATATGGGTTATTGATATTGATAGTATTGTTTGTACTATTCCAATCGTTCTTCCAATAATACGAATAGTGTTGGGACTGAATATAATTGGACATATAACTGTAAGCCCTCAAATTAAAACGATATGTATATGTTGCACCTGATTGTGATATGTCATATGGAACTAAAGCCATTCTACCTACCTTATTTCCGTCACCATATAAATCCACATCCATTTGCATAGACGACTCGTATGTTGAACCAGTCAATACGATTTCATATGTTCCACCACGTTGGTAAATCATATCCGTACTTCTTCTTATTTGTGTATTTGAGTTTATCCCGTTAGAGTATAAACTTGGGTATCCAAAAGCCATATTATGTTATTTTTGTATCTATGAAAGTATATTGAAGTTTATCTAATAAATCATTGAATGTACTCTCACCAATTAAGTTAATAATGGTTGGGTCATTTTGTAATTTTTTATAGAACCTATCTTCAATATCTGCATTCTTTATTCCTTTCTTTTTTATTGAGTTTCTTATTGTATAAACGGTTGCTTTCTCTGCATCAAAGTTTGGTTGTATATTATTGTTTTTCATCCAATTAATCAAGACATTCATAGGAATAGCTTTCTTTCCTTCCCTTTTTCTTTTCTTGTTAATGGCGTAAGCAAAACTTAAATACTTTTGTTCTTGACTAAAATTGAATTTAATTCTACGAGTTCTAACCCATTCCAATAAATCATCATAAGGTACTGGTTTCTTTCCTTTAGCCCTACCTGATTGTACCCATTGAAAGTAATCGTTGACCATTATGTCAATCATAAAGTCATCATCGTTTTTTGTTATCGTTGTTTTAATACTATTTCTTAAACGTCCACTAGCAACCTTATTACCCATTTTGTTTGTTGAACCATATGGGTAAACCTTATCCGATAATGTTTCTTTCAACATCTCATCAATAAGTTCGGCTATTTCGTTTAGTTCTAAATTAGTCATTAGTCTTCAGTTGGTCGGTTATTTAATTCTATTATTTCTAATGGTATCGGGGTTGGAGTTGGAGTTGGGGTTGGTTCGTATATTTCTTCCATATTATATTGGGTTTATGATTTGATAAGCAACGGTATCAGTGTCAGCGTTATGGTTTGATGTTATTGTAAATGTTCCTGTTCCTTTTGATGATACAACAACAGGACCTGCATTAGGATGATTGTTAGTTTGTTTGGTTAAGAATATTAAACTAGTTGCTGTAACTAAACTATTTGATACAGTTGCTGCACCAGGGTTTGCACCATCTAACGCTACCGTTCCCATAGTCTTATTTGAACCTGATTCAAATTGAACATTACCTTGTACTTTTATACCATATCTAATATCTGTGTTTGCGTTAATCTGTAATTTTTGGTTTGCAGTAGTAGTATCTAATTGACCCCAAAATAATGAACCACTTCTATCAGCATTAACATTACCAAATTGTTGGTACGCTAAATAAAAGTTATTATTACCTGTTTCATTAAAACCTGCTTCAGTACCAATTACAATATTATTTGAACCTGATACGTTATTCAATAACGCTGATTTACCAATTGCGGTATTATTAGAACCTGATGTATTATTATACATAGTATCTCTACCAACCGCAAGGTTACCATTACCAATTCTATTTTGGAATAATGATGAAGCACCTAAAGATGTATTATTTTCACCAACTTGATTGTTCTGCATTGCACTTGCACCAACAGCCATATTGTTGTTAGCCTTATTATTTGCTAAGGCGTTTGAACCAACTGATAAGTTAAATGAACCTGATACATTTGTTTGTAGTGAGTTATTACCAAACGCTAAGTTATTAGTACCTGTTGTATTGACTGGTAAAGCATTGTCACCGAAGGCGGTATTATTATTTATACCACCACCACCAAAATTTGTTATTGAACCTGTTATTCCAACCGAACCACTTATACTTAATGAACCTGTTATTGCTTGTCTTGTTACAATTGAACCTGTGGTAATTAATCCGTTTCTATTTGTTTCCACACTTCCTGTAACAACTGATGAACCATTAAGAGTTAATGAACCTGAGATATTAACCGAACCTGTAAAGTTTGAATTATTAGAATTATCAATTCTTAAAGCATTTCTTCTATTACCTGCACCTGTTCCTGTTCCAACTACAAATACTGTCTCTTGTGAACTTTCTTGTAATGAACCTGTTGCATTGAACCTACCAACAAATACTGAACCACCTTGTGTTATTGATGTATGTGACGCTGAGACAATTAATGTGTCTCCCAATATTGCGGTTGAAACTAAATGTCCTGCTGATGAACCACTATGGTCACTATTAACTAAATTACTTCTACCACTAACTAAATTAGAATTGAATGTTCTTCTATTTGCGGTATTACTTCCTGTTACTACTAATGAAATAGTATTACCATTAAATAAGTTTTGATTAACAGTTATATTATCCACAGCTGTAGATACAGATGAAGTATAATTATTTGTTACAGTAACAGCCCCAATATTTCCTATATATAATATTGATGAACTATTGTGAGATAATGTAGTGGTTAAATTACTTGCAAAAACGTTATTTCCAATAATTGCTTGTGTATTTGGAGTTGTTGTATTTTGAGTTGATATTAATGTTCCAGCAATAAAACCATTAGTACCCATATTAATACTACCACTCTGATGATTTAAAATTACATTGTTATATATCAAGTTATTTGATACACTTCCTTGTCCTAATGAACTTGTTGTAAATTGTAAGGATAGTTGTGCCTGTAACGCGTTAAACGCTATAATTGGTCTTAATAATGAACCAGTTCCTATTATTGGTATTACATTACCAATATTACCATTACCACCAATATACCCATATGTTCCTATTGTTCCCGCCCTATTACTTGTTAATAATATATTATTACTACCCGATATAACGATTGAACCTGTTTGATTCCCCGTTAATAAACCTGAACCACTTGACACTGTAACACTACCAAACATTAAATTGGTTTGTGAATCAGGATTAGAACTTGATATATAACCATATGGTGTAACTGCACTACTTGATGTATTTAATTGTGATTGTATTTCTATTAAACCATTATTAATTGTTCCACCGATTATTGAACCTGATAAGGTTATGTCTCCTTTAACATTTAAAGAACCTGTGATACCAATGTTATTAGTTGTGTTCCAAAATGAACCTGTTAGTGCAAATATACTATCACCACTCGTTCCACTTGAACCTGATGTTCCACTACTACCACTTGTTCCCGAACTTCCTGATGTACCACTTGTACCATTACTACCTGTTCCTCCTGATGAACCACTTGTTCCACTAGTTCCTGATGAACCAGCGGTACCCGCTTCACCTGTAGCTATTGCTTGAATATAACCTGTAAATCCTGTAAATATATTAATATTATCACCACCAAGTGTAGTAAAAGTAAGTGTAAATCCTGACGCAGTTTTACCTGAATAACTTAAATTATTATTATTTGCAAAATCGTACCAATTAAAATCACCACCAGTAGAACCTGACGCTGTTCCGTATTGATATTGAAAATCTATTGAATAATTTGTTGAGTTAAATGGTACTGCAAATGTTATATCTTTATAATTGATTTGGTCTGTTATATTATAACCATACCAACCTGTATCGTCTATTTCAATATTCTTAGCAACTAATCCTAATCCATTAACACCACTTGTACCCGATGTACCATCTGTTCCATTACTACCTGATGTTCCTGATGTACCTGAAGTACCATCCGTTCCACTACTACCACTTGTTCCTGATGTTCCATCTGTACCTGATGTTCCACTAGTCCCTGAAGTCCCATCAATACCTGATGAACCACTTGTTCCACTTGTACCATCACTTCCCGATGAACCTGATGTTCCACTAGTACCTGTTGTACCTGAACTACCTGACGTACCTGAACTTCCACTTGTTCCCGCTGAACCTGATGTTCCCGAAGAACCATTAGACCCACTTGTTCCTGATGTTCCACTTGTTCCTGATGAACCGTCTGAACCTGATGTACCTGAAGTCCCACTAGTTCCTGAACTACCATCACTTCCTGATGAACCTGACGAACCTGAGGTACCTGAACTACCATCACTTCCATTACTACCTGACGAACCACTAGTCCCTGAACTACCACTTGAACCTGAAGTCCCACTAGTACCTGATGTACCCGAAGAACCTGAGGTTCCCGAACTTCCACTTGAACCTGATGTTCCACTTGAACCTGAACTTCCTGATGTTCCTGACGTACCACTTGTACCTGAGGTTCCATCTGAACCACTTGTTCCTGAACTACCTGATGTACCAGAAGAACCACTAGTTCCACTTGACCCTGAGGTTGAACCTGTAATCTGTGATCCGTTCAAATAGAACGACCCTGAGATATTAACCTCAGTAAAACTCATCTGTAATGGTGAGTTATCACCATCACCTGTTTGAATAGTTTGTAATGTATTTGTTAAACCGTTAGAACTATCAGCCATTTTCAAGAGACCTTGGAATGAACTACTAACGTATAGATTATTTAATTGACCCATATATATAATATATTTTAATTTAATTTTTTAACTTCAGCCCATTTCTGTGCTTCCAACCTCCACAACTCCATTAGTTCTTCCCAAGTAATACCATCCGCAAATGACCTTATAGGTAATACACATCTGTTGTAATCAAACTTCTGTGTCATTGATACGTATAGTATCCAACCCGATAAACTTGTTTCTGTCTTCTCATAGAACACTTCAACAGGTGCATTAAAATCGGCTTCATATTCTGATAGATACATCTTTGAGAATAAGTCTTTAACCATTTCTAACGTATCAGATAATACATCTTGTTGGTTAGATAAATCATCCTCCAATTTATCCACAAAGTATATCTTCCATTTAACGTGCATATGTCCTGTATGGAAACGAGTTAAGTCAGGTACCACATACATACGTGGATACTTCGGTTCTTGTTTTGTTATAACATCGTTTGTTAATTGAGGTACGTCACCAAATCCATATGAATTGATTTGTTCGTGTAAGTCAGCAAAGGTTTCAAAGTCGTCAAGTACTACTCTATAAGTTGTAAAACTTTGATCTTGTAAAAACCCATAACCATCTATCATTGGTGGTGTACAACTGTTGTAATCAAACGCAACTTGTATTGAGAAGTTAATTGTCCATCCTGCTAAGACCGTTTCAAATCTTTCTATGAATGGTATTGTGTCAGGATTCTCGTCAGGTATTATATCCCAACTAAAATTACCTTGTTCGTATGTGTATGAATGATAAAGGACGGTCCAGATATCCTTAGCAATTTCCAAGGTATCTGAAACCACTTCCTTTAAATTTTTTAGGTCATCATCAACTTTATCCATAATGATACAGGAAAAGTTATAATGAATATGATTCTCATTAAGTACAACTTCGCCAGGTACGATATACATTCTTGTATATTCGGGTTCTTTTTTTGTAATGATATCATTTGTAATTTGGGCATAATCCCCGAACCCAAACGAACGGATTTGTTCGTGTCGATAAGCGATAGACGCAAAGTCTGTTAAGAGTTGTTTATAATTAATCATCCTATCTTTAAATATAAAATTATTTGGAACGTGTCCTGAAATTATGTTTTTCTTTGTGCCTCTTTATGTATCCTTGCTTGTTCTAAGTCATATTGTACCAAGAAGTTCAATTGGTTTAACACCTCCATTATTTTCTTTTCGTAGACGTACTCGTGCTTTGTAAAATCATTTCCAGTAATTCTGTTGACGACCAAGTACCACCCGAAGACCTTTTGAAAACTATTTCTGTTATCATCTTCCTCATACGCCACATTAGCTTCAGCTTCGTCCATATCGAAAGCTTCGGTATCAAAGACAGCTGGGAATAACCTATAAATGTCCTTGCGTAATTGAAAAAAAAAAGCTGTGCACCCAAGATATACTTACAATCTAATTTATGTTTGAATAACTCTGCACGTTCTTGCATCGTTTTAACATCGTACTTTTCAATCTTAAAGTCGTGTTCCGATTTCTCCTCAACGATTGGTCTATACATTACTGCAGCAAGTATGTGTAATAGTTCCAACATTTCATCACCTCGTTTAGTTGAGATGGTATCCATATCTACAAACTCAGCAAAGGATAAGTCCTTCCAATTAGGAAAGAAACCATAATGAACACCATCCAATTCAAACCTATCTACAAATGGTATCTTATGGTCTATTGGTAATAAGGATAATATATGTGCTGCCATATAAGTTATTTCCTGATAATCATTTTCTAATAGTTTATCCATCGGTGCACCAGTCACAATTGAAATTAGTCTGGCAGCAAAGTAATCCTCTGAGAATAAATCCTTTATCTTATAAATCTTAGTGTAGTGGTCAACATTAATGAATGTTGGGAGTTCATACTTTTCTTCTCCTATATTAAATTTTATCATACGAAAGCTATGGCATACCTGCCTGTTTGTTTTAAGTTCTTTATTTGAAAGTACATCGCCATCATAATGGAGTCTGAAATATCGGGTGACTTACCTAATATCTTCTTCATCTCATCTTTAGATTGTACTGCTACTTTATTATCTCTGTCTACGTCTTTTAGTTTAACCGCTAATAGTTCCTGTGTTAAATCATCTACTATGGTTGGGTCTAATATGTTCAACGATATCTTACCCTCCTTAAACAATTCAGATAGTTTAACATAACATTGTGATTTAAGATTGACGAAGTTCTGTCCGTGTAATGGTGATGAGTTATTCACAAAATTTACACATCCTTTTAATTGGTCAGCAACTCCTCCACCTACGCCATCAGAGTCAACCACCACGTTATTAATGTGTACCTTCCATTTTTGTATTAACTCCTTAATTTCGGACGATAATTCTACAGTCGATAGTTTCCTATACACAACTACTTCTAAGACCACCAGTCCATTCCAAACTGTGGCCACGGACCTGTCATCACCAAACCTACCTACGTCAACTGAGATATATCTCTTATCTGTTTCTATTGGTACATTTTTAAATACACAATTTGATATACTGTCAAAGTCAAATAGACTATCTGTATCATCCATATAATTCCAATCACCCTCTAACAATCTTTTACGTTGTTGTGGTGGTAACCCCTTTAACATTTCTATATAAGATGATGGTAAGTGTGGGTTGTCCATCGGGAGTGCTGGTACAAACGACATATTGTCTGGCAACGTTTCCTGTATGAACGGTAAGTAGAAGTCCTTCTTAATCCAATTCTGACCAGGGTTACAAGTAAGTAACATCTTAGGTATTAGATTAAACTCGTTCAACTTGAAACGGATACGTGACTTAAGGATTGAGAAACATAGATGTGATACCTGTGCCGCTTCATCCACAAATATTGCTGATACTTCTATACCTCCAAGACTGTCGTAGTTCGGGTCTGATGGTTGATACGCTAAGTCCTTTAATATAACTGATGAACCATTGTCAAATGTTAGTACGTTTGATTGTCCATTGAATGTGTAATGTTGTCCTGACTTCAACCCCATCATTTCTAATACTTCAAATAAAGTATTTAATGTGGTCATCTTTAGTTGTTGTAATACCGTTCTACCTATTAATGTTCTGATACCTTGATACTTCAAACATAGGGTAACAATCCATACACAACCTAACCAACTCTTACCACCACCAGCACTACCACCATATACTACTATGTTGGTCTTGTTGTCTAATAGTAACTTGAAACATTGTTTCTGTTTTACCGTTGGGTTTATTTCTATGTTAATTGTGGACATATAATATTTTTTCTGTTTTACCAAATCTTGCCAGAGGATATTTCTCACCAAAATCTGTGACGAATTTAAAATCCGATTGTGCAAAGGTTGTATCTAACTTTATTTTATTACCCATATTTGTTTTGAACATATAACATCCAATATCTAATTGTCCATATTCTACCTTACATTTAATTGGAATATAGTCATCTTTTATCCAATTATGTACCATATTACAAAATACAAAATGTTTGTCCTTTCCAATGTTTAACATATTATCCACAAAAGATGGTACATAGTAATTGTCTTCTCCTGTCATAATAGTCCATTCAAGTGTTGAGTGTTCCAATCCGTAGTTACGTGGTGTATGTCCCCAATCATTATATCTTTCAGGTAAGTTGGTAAACCTAATCCTGTCATCGTTAATCATATTCAAAAAAGAATGGATACGTTCTAAGTTTTCATTTGGTACACAATCACCCACGATGTGTGCTTTCCAATTAGGATTGGTTTGTGACAAAAGTGAACACA